CTGCCCAGATCTCCTCCCTTGGCGCCAAGTACGCCACAGCCACGGGCGAGGACCTGCCCAAGGACGTCGCCGAGAAGCTCGCCTCTGGAGACTCCGCGGTCCTTCAAACCGTCGAGACCATCATCGAGAAGACCGCTGGCACAGTCGAGAGCCTCGGACACGGCAGCCCTCATCCCGATGGACCGAGCCACCCGCTCACCAAAGCCGAGCGCGCCCAGGCCGCCTGGGATCGCTTCGGCACCTTCATCAACTCCTGACAGGCAAGGACCAAATCTCGTGAGTCTCTTCCACTCGAAGTTCGACATCGTCTCCGTCGACAACCCCGTCGCCCTCGCGGCCCTCGCCCAGGTGCTCGAGGTCGGGAACGTCGGCCCCACCTCGAACCTTTACACGGGCGCCAGTTCGCCCAACGACTTCAGCGGCGGCACGCCGCTCCAGGGCGGCGTCTCCATGCCTCCCGGGACCGTCGTCACCATCGGCCAAGACGGAAAGGCTGTCCTCGGGGACGCGCCTATCCTGGCTACCTTCGACGAATCGCACACTCCGGTCCTGCCGTTCATCACCATCGACGGCAACACCGACTACTCCGGCAAGTTTGTCCGAAAGATCACCGTGTTCCAGGGCGGCTTCACTATGGTCACGGACCAGTTCTCCCTCGACACCAAGGGTGATGGCTCCGAGGCCGGTACGTTCGTCCCCGGCCACCCCGTGACCTTCCTCGGCGGAAGAGTCATCCCCCGCTCCGGCGCGAGCGCGCTGCGCCAGATCTACGGCTTCGTCGGACCCGACGGCCTGAACCAGGCCGCTGGGATCCTCCAGGTCATCGTTCCCCAGGGTGCGTCCTTCTGACGCGCCGTCTTCAGAAGCCAACTCTCCGGGGGTCTCCCCAGATCGCGAGGTAGAGGTGTCGTACCAAGTCGAGACGCAGCAGGTGAGCGCACAGTTCGTCAACGCGAACTGGATCCGAAAGATCGAACAGGGACGGGTCAAGGAAGCCTCGGACGAGGGCTCCGCCTTCATCCGGGAGTTCGTTCGTCAGGAGTCCTACGCGCGGGAGGTCCTACACCCCGTACTGCTCCAGGACGATGAGCTCGACCGCGACGAGAACACCGACGAGCCCAAGAAGATCATCGAAAAGGAGCCCCACTCGGTCGCGACCTTCGTTCAGTTCCAGGGCGCTGGTCCACGCACCTGGTTCAAAGGGCATCGCTACGCCATCTACTTCGGAAAGATCGAGAGCCAGCACAACACGAAGAGCAAGTTTCAACTGATGACGTACCAGAACGACATCAGGAAGATCCTCAGCGACAACGCCGTGAAGGATGTGTCGGACCAGGAGGACGGGAAGTTCCAGGACACGGTCAACGAGATCATCTCGCTCAACCCCGCCCAGAAGAACTCCGGCCCCTTCGGCGCGCGCGTCTTCAAGAACGCATTTCAGGGCATGGTCAACCGACGCCGACCGATCGGCAAGATGACCATGACGAAGGGCACCTACTACGAGGCCCTTGAGCTCGATGCCACCGCGGTCGGTATGGCCGTCGCCACCCGTCACTACGACGACGGCGTCGAGAACGAAGAGAAGCTCTGGGGCATCCCCGTCGTCACCACCATCAAGAACAAGATCCACGACGGGGTCGATGACGGGTCGGTGAAGAAGGTCTTCATCTACGCCCCCGAACCCTACCTCGGGAACTTCTTCCTTCTCCAGGACGCCACCCTCTACATCAAGCAGGAGGCCGACGTGATCACGTTCTGGGTCTACGCCGCGCCCGGGATCGGCATCGGCAACCGGCTCTCCGTTCAGGAGATCGACATCCAGTGACGTTGCTCCAGAGGAGCGCTCTCTTGGGCGCTCCTCTCTCCTTCTTGGAGGTTCCCGTGGCCCCGACCATCACGAATGACGACCTCCGCGGGTTCATGCGCGACGTCGCTGGCCAAGTCCCCGGCACCGGCGCCATCAACATCCTGTTCGACCTTCCCGAGTTCTCCGACGATGACATCGTCCGAGCGATCACCTTCACCGTTGCCCGATTCAATGTCGTCACCCCACTCTCGAACGACACCGCCGCCACGCTGAACCCTTGGCTCCTCCTCGTCGGAGTGGCCGAGTTCCTCATGCTGAGCGAAGCCTTTCGCCAGGTCCGCAATCAGGTGAGTTACGGAGACGGGGACGTCGCTCCCATTGGGCTCGACGACAAACAGGCCCAGTACCTCGCCATGGCGAAGGAGCTCAAGGCTGAGTTCGAGGAGAAGGTCAAAGGGTTCAAGATCTCGCGGAATGCCGAGAGCTGCTACGGCAACCTGGGATCGGGCTACCGCAACGCTTCGAGATTCTACCATGCGTGATCATGGCTGCCGCCACGCATACCTCGCCGGTCGCGACGATGCGCTCCAGAAGTTCGGCGCGCTCGTCAACGCCCGCAGCATCCTTCAGGAGTACGCCGGCCTCGCTGCCAAGTATCCGCAGCTCGCGAAGCGTTTCCCGGTTCCAGGCGTTCTCTCCCAGGAAGATCAGCTCCTCACGAAGCTCCGAGCCGGCATGGCTCGCCCGTCCGGCGCAGCCGAGGCAAACCGGGCAGAGACCATGGCCCGCTCCGGGCTCCTCGGCCAGCGCCCGCTCCTCAAGATCTCCGACGCCATCGAGCGGGACCCGCTCCTCCCCTGGAAGCGCAAGCGCCGAATCAGTGCGCAGTGGGAGAACCTCCCCAAGACTGGAGCCGCCGTTCCTCCCGGAAAGCTTCCCTTCGGAACCCCCTCTCCGAAGCCGGAACCCCACAGGTTCTCACCAGCGGCGGTGAGTGCTGGTCGCCCCCCCGCACCCGAGAAGGCCCATCCCTCACCAGCACTGCCGTCCCCGCTCCCGCCCCCGAGTCCCAGTCTCGAGGTCGCCGCCGGCATTCTCGGGGCCAACGCCGGCCAAGCCGTCGCGAATCACCAGAAGATGGGCGAGTGGCGCCTTCGCCCGCGCGCCAAGCTGCCACTCGGCCAGATCGCCCCCGACAACGGCTCCCGTCCCCTCGGGACCAACTTCGACATCCCCCGAAACGGCACCACCAGCGAGGTGGGCCAGGCCTTCAACCGTATGCGCGTCCAGCGCACCAGCGACCCAATCAACCTGAACGCCCTCAACGAAGGGCTCGTCCCGACCATCGGCACCTGACGTGACCCTCTCTGTCTCCTTCAATCGCACCCTCCCGCTCTTCCCGAACGGCACCTTCCTTCAATGGGAGCTGGCCGGGGCCGTCGAGAGCGGTTCCTATCTCGCATCCGTGTTCCGCTCCGGCTCGCCAGGGGGCTCCTGGGATCTCCTCGTCGACAGCTCGCCCGACATCAACAGTTTCACGGACCGCTTCCCCCTTCCCGCCTCCCCAATCACGACCGATCCGAACCAGCTCTCCCTCTCTCGCGGCCTCTTCTATCGGGTCCGGGTCGTGCCCCCTTCTGGCTCGTCGACCGCGGCCGAGATCGTCTCCGCAGTCGAGCCCCTGCTCACCGGCCGCCAGCGACTCGTCCGCCGAAAGATCCTCCGCGACGAGTACGTCATGCTCTCCCGCCTCAACGGGGTCGAGATGGCGGTTCTCAAGCGGAAGCACTGGGGTCAGCGCTGCCCGAAGTGCTTCGACCCCTACACCGGCGAGTCGATGCGCGGCTCCTGCACGGCGTGCTTCGGCACCACCTTCACCGGCGGCTTCTTCGACCCCATCGTTACCTGGGCCAAGAGATCCCCCGTACCGGTTCAAGTCGCCCTCTCCCCGGAGGGAAAGGCCGAGACCGCCCTCACCGGCATCACCACGCTCGACGCTCCGGCCGTCCGGGACGACGACCTCCTCGTCTTTCTTCGCGACAACCGACGCTTCCTCGTCCGCCGGGTCCTCCCCACCGAGCTCAGGACTGTCACCGTCCACCAACGCCTGGAGGTGAGCGAACTCGCCCGCTCCGACGTGCTCTACCGCGTTCCGGTCGATTTCCAGGCCGCCCCGAGGCTCTTCTCGCCATGACCATCTCGAGCGAACCCACCGCAAGCCCCCGACTCCCTGGCCAGCAGGTAGACGTGATGCCAGCGTCCCCCACTGCGGTGGTCGCTCTCATCACCGAAATCCTCCGGGAGCGCTTCCGGGCGGAGAACGGCCTGCCCTGGGCCTACTCCGATGGCCTCACTCCTGCCGCCGACGAGACCGGCGATGTCGATGCGCCTCGGAAGCTCCTCATCGTCCCGGCCTTCTCCACGCACGCCGAGGCTCGCAACTTCCGCCCCGCCATCTACGTCGACAAGGGCGAGACCGTCGCCGAGGGGGTCGCCATCGGCCACCTCGCCGGAAAGCACTTGCCCTCCGGCCTCACCGGCTTCTACGCGCTCGGCAATATTCCCATCGACATAGAGTGCGTATCCGACCAGAAGGGCGAAAGCGCCACCATCGCGGACACCGCCTGGTTCTACCTCCTCGCTGGCCGCGAACAGATCCTGAAGACCTTCGGCCTGCACGCCATGACCCTGCCCACCCTCGGTAGAACCCTCCCCGGTGAGAATGACCGGACCGAGTGGGCGACCCACGTCAACTTCGCGATCTCAACCCACCTGCGCTGGACCACGCGGCCCATCTCCCCCCTCCTCCAGAGCGTCATCATTCGCTTCCGCAATTCCGACGAACCCAACCCCGACGTATTCCTGCTCCAGGAGTACCTGCCCTGAGCAGGGCGCCGCCTAGGTTTCCTTCGTCACCGAAAGGAGCCGCCCCCCTTGGCCAGCCGCCCCGTCGTCCTCGTCTATCAGGAGTACGCGAACCTCTCCCCCGCTACTGCGACTCCCGAGTTCAACGCCTGCATCGTCGGCCCCGCCTACCAGATCGTCGACTACCCCGAGGACCGCCTCAAGGTTGCCGCCGACGGCTCCGCGTCCCCGAACTTCGCTGGGCGGTACGGGACCTTGAATTCCTGCTCCGGAGTACCGATCGCTGGCACCGAGCTCGCGTACCCGGATCTCATGGTCGGTGCGATTCCGGACCCGGCAAGCACTCAGGTCTTCGCAGAGTCCATTCGCGTGCTGGTCGCCCAGGGTGGCACGGCCGGCCTTCCGACCGCCGCCACCACCTCGCCCAAGGACGTTCGTCTGCCGGTCGGCACCGACCTCCTCGTCGCAGGTGTTGCCATCGGCGACTACTGCACCCTGAAGGACGCCAACGGAAAGGTTCTCGTCTTCAGGGTCCGGTCGCTCCAGGACGGCGCCGTCAAGAACGGCGTTGCGGTGTTCACGTCCGAGTTTCCTGCCGACTCGGAATCGTTCACGAACGGGCCAGTAGCGTACCAGTTCGAGCGTGACATGGCCCCTGCCCGCGTGCCGGCCGAAAGAGTGTCGGCCACCGCCAGCAAGGTCACCGTCGCGCCAGGATTCTCGGTTCAGAACCTCCCCGTCCTCTACGCCGACCTGCTCGTCGCCTACCGAGCCCTCCGGACTGACCTCGCGAGCTTCCAAACCCTCTCCGACTTCCGGCTGAGCTCGTCGAGGCAGCTCGGGAAGGTGGGCAAGCTCGATGCCCGCAACCCCCTCGCCGTCGGTCTCTACGTCGCTGCCCAGAACACCACGACCCGGCTCCAGTTCTTTGGGGTCACGAGCGACGACGTGGCAGGCTTCGAGTCCGCGAAGAGCACGCTCAGCTCCCGCGTGGACGCATACACCCTGGCTCTTCTCACCGATGAGCCCTCGGAGGTGAAGAGCTTCGGGGACTCATTTGTGAATTCGGCCGATCCCGCCTACGTCCTTGCGAACGGAATCAGCCAACGCTTCCGGACCGTCATCGGCCACGCTGGCGCGCTCCCGACCACGAAGCTCATCGTGCAACAGAGCACCGCTCTCTCCATCTCCGAGGCCACGCTCAATGATCCGCGAGGTTCCTTCGTCGACTCCGGGGTGATCGTCGGAGACCTTGTCCGCTTCCCCTCGGCTCCAGGCAGCACCCCCATCAATCTCACCATCACGGAGGTCGTCTCGAACCAGACCCTCCGCTTTGCGGGCAACGCGCCTGGCGGAGGGCTTACCTACGAAGTCGTCCGGGACATCAGCACCGACAAGGACGCCCAGGTCGCCGCCCTTTCTTCCCTCGCGAGGAGCTTCTCAAAC